TCAAACTGCAGCAAGTCGGCGGAATCCACAGCGTAGATAAACAACGAAAAAACAACGAAAAAACAATGAAAGGAGTACCACCGCGCCACTGGAAAAAAGGGGAATCGGGTAATCCAAACGGAAGACCCAAAAAATCCTTTACAATATTTGCCGAAAAGATGAAAGAAGAGGGGTACGAACCTCTCACAAGGGCTGCGTATATTGAAGCCCTATCCCTTATATTCTCACTTCCTCAAGATAAATTGCAGGAAATTGCGGCTGATGAAGAGCAACCTCTTCTACTTCGCTTAACGATCGGATTATTAGCAGACCCGTCCGAACGAGCTAGAGCAATGCAAGATTATAGAGATTATCTGTTCGGAAGTGCTAAGAATAGAGTTGATATAACCACAGACGGCGAAAAAATAAACCAGGTCACCGTGTTTGAACTCCCGAGTAATGGTAGAGAAGACAGTAATTAGGCCACAGCCCGGCTATCAAATGCAGTTCCTATCTTCCCCCGCTGATATAGTAATCGGTGGAGGCGCGGCGGGTGCTGGGAAAACCTATTCACTCTTACTTGATCCTTTGCATTACATTACCCGCGTAGATGGTTTTGGAGGTGTAATCTTTCGGCGTACAAGTCCACAAATTAAGGGAGAAGGGGGCCTTTGGGATACAAGCACTTCAATCTACTCAAGCTTATCTATTGCCGCGTCCCGAGAATCGTCAATGGAGTGGTTATTTAAGACCCCGACTGGGAAGGTAAATCGAATCAAGTTTAATCACCTTGAGTACGAAAAAAACACGCTGGATTGGCAAGGGACGCAGATACCGTTTATCGGATTTGACGAGCTTACCCACTTTAGCGAAAACATGTTCTTCTACCTATTAGGCCGTAACCGGTCCGTTTGTGGCGTAAAACCCTACGTCCGCGCAACGTGCAATCCCGACCCTGACAGTTGGGTAGCAAAACTTATTGAATGGTGGATTGATCAAGAAGATAAATTACCCGACGGCTCACCAAACCCGCGATACGGCTATCCAATCCCCGAACGGTCGGGAGTGGTACGGTATTTTTTCAGGCAAGGTGAAGACTACTACTGGGGCAGTTCGGTAGAGGAGGCCTATCATAACGCGTCGGGTATAATCGACGGGATGAAGGCGAAGGCAGAATACTTACAGATAGAGGACTTCATCAAGTCTATCACATTTATTTCGGGCTCTATCTACGAAAACAAAAAACTACTCGAAGTTAACCCGTCCTATCTTGCCAACCTTGCATCTCAAGACGAACAAACCCGGGCGCAACTCTTAGACGGAAACTGGAAAATAGTTATATCGGAGAATGATATATATGAATATTCAGCTTTAACAGGGGTTTTTGAAAACAAATACAGCAACGACGAAGGAGAATATTACATAACAGCCGATATTGCTTTACAAGGCTCTAATAAGTTCGTCACAGGCGTTTGGAAGGGCAAAACACTGATAGATATTGCTATCATGCACAAGAGTGATGGGAAGGAGGTTTTGGAAGCAATCACAGCACTGGCGAAACAATACCGCGTGCCTAATCGGAATATCTTGTTTGATGCAGATGGAGTAGGTGGCTATCTATCTGGATTCCTAACAGGGGCAATATCTTTCAACGGGGGGTCATCCCCTTTGCAAGTAAAAGACGAAACAACCAAGCGGATAATTAAGGAAAATTACCGTAATTTGAAGGCTCAAGTATTCTTTAAGTCAGGCGCGTCGGTTTCGCGCGGGGAATACTCCGTACTTCCAGAAGTTGCTACGCGGATGTTTGACGACAAGATGACCGTTCGGCAGCGGTTTATGTTCGAACGCAAAGCGATTAAACGGGGCAAGCCCGACGCGGATGGAAAATTGCACTTGATACCCAAGGAGGAAATGAAAGTCAAGCTAGGCGGGGAATCCCCCGACTTGCTTGACATGTTTGCAATGCGAGAATATTTTACACTAAATAATAAGAAAGAATGGCTAGTTGGTTAGATAGATTAGGATTAGGATTGGGCAAATCCAAGCCCGTCGAGCAAAAGCAACAATTCGATAAATTAAAACCGTTCACGCAGCTGGCACTTAGCTTCGTGGGTGGTCAAACGGTTGTTTGGCAAAGTACAAGTAGGGGTGAACTACTCGAGGCGGGTTACCTGAACGATAACATTGTTTTTTCATTACAAAAATGGAAAGCAAACAAAATAAAAAATTGTCCGTTCGTGTTGTACCGTGTTAAATCGAAGCGCAAGTACGCAAAATACAAGTCGCTTCTAAAATCCCCGACAAGTGATTCTTTCGCGGTTGCGATGCAGCTCAAATCCCAGGCGTTGGAAGTGGTTGAGGAACATCCACTATTAAAACTCCTCGACGAACCGAACGTGGATATGACGGGGGCAATGTTTAAAGAAATGGAAATCACATACCGCGACATGGTTGGAGCGTCCTACGTGCGGATGGTTATTGGCGAGGGCTCACGCGTGCCAATTCGGCTGGAAATTATCCCGTCGCAAGAGGTGACAATCATTCAAGGTGAAGATGGATTACCAATTGCACTTTCTCTTATTAAGGACCCAGAAGTTCGCATACCATGGGAAGAAATTATACAAACGCGGCATTTCAACCCGAAATTCAGCTGGCAAGGAGAACACTTGTACGGGTTGTCAATCCTGCATTCTGCAAGTAAGCTGCTAACAAAACATGCGGAATCTATCTCAGCCGAAGCGGAGGCATTCGCTAATCGTGGTGCGAGAGAGTTGATATTTCCAACGAATGCAGACTTCGCCGACTACGACCCTGCAACAATCGAAGGGGTAAACAAGCGACTAAACGACAAATTAACAGAGGGTGGCAACAACCGCGTGGTGGCAAATGCGATTCCGCTTGGTTCGATAAAAATCGGAATGTCGCCAGTGGATTTGAATATCTTAGAATCAAATCAGGAATTGAAAAATGAATTTTGCGCGCTGTATGGAATTTCGCCAATTATTTTCGACTGGACGAGTAACAGTACGTACAACAACCTAATCGAAGCGCGTAAAATGTCGCTACTCGATGGAGTAATCCCGTATCAGGAAGACTTCAAGGACGCGCTGAATTCCAAATTAGTACCTTATTTCGGTAAAGATTTGGTTCTCGATTGGGACTACCAAGCATACCCAGAGATGCAATCAGACTTAAAAGAGCAAACAGAACGCTTGGCCAAATCGTACTGGCTAACAATCGACGAAAAACGCGCCGAACAAGACTTCCCAATCTTGAACACCGAGAACAGCCAAATCCCTTTAGTTCCAAGTAACCTAACAAGGCTGGACGATGTAGGTATGGATTCACCAATAATCAACACGCCGAATGAGCCAGCAATATAACAAGATAGAACGTATAAGAAGAAAGCATGAACTTGCTTTCTTTCGTTCTTTATATCCCTTATTTGCCCGCGATATGCGGAAACTGAAAGCAGCCATACGCGACAATCCCGCCGCCGCTATGGGGTTAATCGACACGCTATTTGATTACTACGAGATTCTTGCAATAGTACGGCAGAACCTTGAAAAAATAGGCACTGACGAAGCGACGCGGGTGTATAATGACATTATAGACCGCGCGGAAAGAAAAGCATCTGCAGTAGGGTTTTTGAGCCAAATTATTAACGCAATTATTCGGAATATTGCAGGTAATCCCTTTGTTGCTGACCGTATCCGTAATGTGTCTGAAAACATGAAACAAACTGTTCGGGATAAGCTACAAGAGGGCATGAGGAATAACTTATCGGCGCGAAGCTTAGCTGCGTTATTTACGGCAGAATTTTCCCGTATGCGTGCATTGCGCATTGTACGCACGGAAACAACAGCGATATTTAATGAGGCAAGTTTGGAGGGCGCAAAAGCGACCGGTTATCCTGTGCTGAAAAAGTGGCTAGCTGGTACGGATGCACGTACAAGGGATTCGCATTTAGAGATGAATGCAAAAGACGCGATTCCGATAGACAACCTGTTTGATGTAGGTGGTAAAAGAATGGCAAGACCGGGTGATGGTGCTGGAGGTGCAAAGGAAGTGGTGAACTGCCGATGCGTAATGATTTACGAGGTGCAATAAAAGACCCCGACAAACGCGGGGTCTTTAGGTCAAACATCAACTATTTATTCACTATGAAAAAACTCTCTCTAAAAAGAACCTCCCCCTAAGTAGAAGGAGGTCTAATGGCACCTACTCAATTTAAAACCTAAACATGAAACGAAAATTTCTTTTGAAAAACGGCAGGCATAACAACCTGCCGTTAGTGTGAACCCTCTAAACTACGCTATGTTCGCGACGTGTGCAGGATTCGAACCTGCAAGTACTATTGAGGTAGCACTTTCTTATGTTTTCCGACATCCACTCCAAGTTCCCTCAACTTTGTAGCGATAATCTTCATAATCACATAGCGGTTCTCTATTCCGCCAACACGTCGAGTTCGGTATTGGAATCGAACCAACTACATTGGACTTGCAATCCAACCAACATCCATTGCTTTACCGAACTTTCTCGTACAAATACTTACTCAATTCGCTCTTCATTATCGGCCTCCCTTTCGGCTTTCCCAATTTCGTCCGCAACCGAGACATGAACGCCCACGTCGCCGACATTGTGCGATGACCCATAATTTTATTTATTTCTCCGCCTGAAAGCGCGACATCCTCCTCTAATTTCATATGAGTTACTTTAAGTACATTACAAATGTAAAAAGAATACTTTAATAGTTTGTAAATTTAAACAAAAAAAATATGCACCACCTCCACAAATCTGGGAATTTTGTCTTTAAAGACATCGACCTTAATAAGCGTAGGGTGACGGGCATCCTATCAGCATTCGACAATATAGATTCAGATAACGATATTATCAGAAAGGGCGCATACACGCGCACGATTGAAGAGCGTGGCCCGAATGGCACAAAGCAAATAAAATACCTCCTTGATCACGACGTAAAAAAAGCAGTAGGCAAGTTTGACGTGCTGAAAGAGACAGACGAAGGGTTGTACTACGAAGCAACAATCGGCACGCATACCTTAGGGCAAGATTATGCAAAAATGGTAGAATCCGAAATCATTACAGAACACTCCGTGGCTATCAATGTAACGAAATCAAACAAACTATCGGGTGGTGTTCGAGAAATCAAGGAAGTAACGCTTTTCGAAGGGTCTGGGTTGCAGTTTTTAGGCGCAAACCCTAAAACACCAGTGTTGTCTATTAAATCAGAAGCAGACGTACTCAAGGAGATTGAAAAACTTGAATCAATTTTGAAAAATGGCACACTATCGGATGAAACATTTATCAATGTAATCATCCCGCGTATTGAGCAACTAAAAAGTAATATAGTACCACGGGGTTATATAGATTTTAAAGAATTTTTACAAACATTATAAGAGCATGACTGAAGAATTAAAATCATTAGTGAACGAGAAGTTCAACGAGCTAAAAAAGAGCATTACGGCTGCTGAAGCGAAAGGCATCAGCGCGGCGGAACAGGCACAAGGCGAAGTTGGGAACCTAGCTACGCAATTTGCCGAACTAAAATCGAAAGTAGACGGACACACCGGCTCACTAGACAAGCTAGGCGAAGAAATGCGCAAAGGCTTAACGGTTTCTAATCGTCCTGAAACATTCAAGTCTATCTTAACTAAGTCGCTAAACGAGCAAAAGGCAAAGTTAGAAGGGTTGCACAACAAGAACTTTTATGCGACTTCGTTTGACATTGATTTGAAAGCAGTTGGTGACATGGCGCGGTCAAACATGGCCGGTGGTCTTGGTTCATTTGACCGTACATATTCGCCTGAAATCGTTGCAAACCCGTTTCAAAATCTACACATCCGTCAGTTAATCCCTGGAACGGCGCTTACAACTGAAACGCTTGTATATCCTAAATTGACTACAAAAGAGGGTGTACCCGCGATTCAAACGGAAGGTTCTGCAAAAGCACAACAAGATTTTGATTTTACAGTCGTAACTGAATCACCTGTTACTATTGCGACGTTTGCGCGTATTACAAAGCAGATGCTTCGTGCAATGCCTCAGCTATCTTCTTTCATTCAAACGCAAATGATTGAAGACCTATTGATTATTGAAGATAGTGAGTTACTGAATGGCCCAGGAGGCTCTAACCGTTTGGACGGCATCGCAACCCAAGCGAGTACGTACACTCCGACGGTAGGAACAGTAGCCGCGGGTGCAGGCGCAGACCTGTATAACCGTCTAATCAACGCAATTGCGCAATTGAAGCAATTAAATTACAGACCAAACGGTATTTTACTTAACACGCTTGATTTTAGCGAATTGCTACAAGTTAAGACATCGGCAGGTGAATACACGTATCCGTTTTTGACTGTAAACGCAGCAACAAACGCAATCCAAATCTATGGTGTTCCGGTTATCGAAAGTACATCAGCAGCTTTGGCGGTTGGGACCTTCATCGTAGGTGACTGGACACGTGCAGCACTCTTAACGAGAGAGTCTCTACAAGTAGATTTAAGCTACGACGACGCTAACAACTTCACGACTAACAAAGTGACTTTGCGCGTTGAGGAATCGGTTGGTTTAGCGGTGTATCACCCACAAGCATTCTTGAAAGGCACAACAGTAGCACCGGCACCATGATAAAAATTGAAATCCTTGAGACCGTACAATCGCGGTCTCAGGGGCTTCTTTTAAAAGGTGAAAAAAAAGAAGTCCCTCAGTTCGTTGCTGAATATTTGATTGAACACAAATTCGCAAAGTTGAATGAAGATAGTAAGAACGATAACGGGAACGGAGCCAGTGACGCTAGAACAACTCAAGCGACACCTAGGGTTTCCAAACCTAGTAACAGAAAGAGATGAAGAACTAGCCAACTGCCTAATCGCAGCGCGTGAAAGCGTGGAGTCTGCTACAGGCAAACTGTTTGTTAAGTCTACTGTTAACGTTACGTTCGCGCCTATTACATCCTACGCTTATCTTCCTTATTTCCCAATTATATCTTTAACCTCAAAAACCGACGGGTTGGAGTTAGATTTGAACGACGGCCGTATCTCAGGTGAATACGAGAGCGGGCAAAACGTTGTTTACGTTGCGGGGTATGAAAACGGAATGCAACCAGCTGTTGCAAAACAGGCCATTTTGCAGTGTGCTGCTGAATTTTACGAGAATCCATACGGATTAGGGAATAAAACGCCAGTTTGGAAGAACACTATTCGACCGCTAAAAACATTATCATTCATACAATGAAATATCGGGAGATTATACGTGTTATAGAGCAAGTCCCGACGAAAACAGCGGCAGGAGGGTTTACAACGGTGAATACTACCAAGTTTGATACATTTGCCCGCGTGACGGCTAAAAATGCTAAAAGAATCTTGGAATCTGGAACATTGGCTTTTGCCAAATATTTAGAATGTACAATTAGATACATGGAAGAATGGCAGGTAGAATTAGGGGCAATTATCGAATACAAAGGCGAATTATACGACGTTACGGGCATCGTAAATGTCGACGAAAGGAATAGAGAAGTAACTTTTCATATTGTCAAGCATGTCAGCAGCTAATCTAATTCGTAGGCTTGAAAGGCTAGGCAGACCCGCAATGCAAAAAGCGGAACACAAGCTAGCACAACGATTGTATAAAATTCACTCGGAGGCAGTTCAAGCAGCACCTTTAGATTTAGGGAAGTTACGGCAAAGTATTCAGGTACGTATAGAAGACGGCAGAAGATCGGGTTTTGTTACGGCGGGAAATATCAGCGATAACTCGAAAAACTACGCTGCTTTTGTGGAGTTTGGGACAGGAACAAAGGTACGCGTACCACAAGGTTTTGAAAGAATGGCAATGCGATTTAAAGGTAGCGTAAGGATAACCGGTATGAGAGCACGGCCTTATTTAATACCAGCGTATTTAAGACATCGGCGTTTATTCGTTAACGACATAAGAAAAATTATAGCAGATGAAGTGGGCAGGTAACAAGATACGCGCGGCGTTGGTTTCTAAGTTAAATTCAATCGTACCCATGTACGATATGAAAATTCCTTTGGCGCTTCGTAACGGCGTTTTTTGCGTATTGGCCAACTACTCACAGTCTAATCAGGATACAAAAGATTCGTTCCATGGTACTGCATTACAAAACTTAGAGTTTCATAAGGTCGTACAAGGGCAGTTTGGGGATAGGACGGACATGGACAACTTGATAGATTTGTGTCTTCAAGCACTTAGACCTCAATCAGAAACCGTATCTTTGCCCGCAACGGACTTTAAAATAATCGGAATACGGCTTATTAACAGCGTAGACGATTTACAAGATAACAATGGTGAGTTGGTGTATATCAATGTGCTAACTTTAGAGATAGATTTTGTTCAAAACTAATAAAAAAAAATTATGGCAGTATTTAATGCGACCGACGCGAAACTTTACAAGACTGGCACTCCAGACCAGCTAATCACAAAAACGAGAACAGCATCGTTCAATATGACCGCTGCAACAATCGACGTAACGACCAAGGATTCTAATGGATGGCGTGAAATCCTACTTGGATTGCGTCAAGCGTCTGGAAGTGTGGAAGGGTTGATTGATTATGCTGAAGGCGGAAGTGAATTGAACGTAGACCAGCTTACCGCGGCTTTCATGGCACGTGAAAAGTTGAGTTTGAAATTCAAGTTAGCATCTGCAACAGTAGGAAGTGAAATTATTTCGTTTGATTGCTTCTTGACATCACTTCCTAGAACATTCAATATGGAAGAGGCTGCTTCGTTCTCCGTTGATTTCGAAGTGACAGGCGTTCCAACATTTACAACCGTAACTGTATAATTTATGAAAGGTCACTTAGCAATAGCTGTAGGAGAAAAGCAAATAAATTGTTTATTCGGCATGACTGCATTACTAGATTTTTGCAAGTCTAAAGATGTGCCATTTAGCGACATCGGTAAGATATTTAACGAGGAAAACGGCAATATGTTCGATGATATGTTCGAACTACTCTACCATGCCCACATCTGCTACTGCGATTACATGGACACGCCAGCCGAGTACAACAAAAGAAAAATACAGCTTATTTGCGACCAAGGTGACTTAGAATCTATATTAGAAGGCACGGTGGCTGCTATGTTTGCAGGTATATCAACAAAAAAAAAAGGTAGCGAATAAGGATATACAAGAAATTGTTTCGGCTGAAGACGTGCAGGCTTTTTGTTACGGGGAATTGAACCTAAAAACAAAGGAGCTTGCACGTTTGCTTTTGGCAGACTTCTACGCAATGCAAGAAGGGTATCAGCGACGCGAAATTGACGACTGGCGCAAAATCCGGGAAATAATGACGATGATACATAACACTTCTTTTAATGTGAAAAAGGCCGTATCAGCAAAAGAACTATTTCCGCTTCCAGATGAAGAAAAAGAAACGATGGATGAAAAAGATTTTGTAAATTTACTTGCAAGTTCGGGCGCAAAAAGAAATACAATCACGGCGGAAGAAGCTAAAAAACTAGGATTCGAATGAGTGAGGAAAGAATACACGTAAGGCTTGTTTTGGATGGTCGAGAATACGAAACAGGCCTAAATAGAGCAGGGCAAGCAACAAGAAACTTTAGCGATACAATTCAAGGAGTTGCAGAAAAGTTAACTTTATTTGCAACGACCACATTGGCACTGGTTGGCACGCAAGGGATTAAAACGGCGATGGATTTAGAGGAAAGTCTGAACAAGGTGAACGTTGCTTTGGGGTCTGCCGCTAAATCTATAATCGACTTCTCCAAGACAACGACAGACACCCTAGGTATATCTCAGGGGGCGGCGTTGGACATGGCAGGTACGTTTGGGGATATGGCTACAGGAATGGGCATAACTCAGGAGCAGGCCGCGGGGATGTCTAAGCGCTTGGTTCAGTTAGCGGGGGATTTGGCTTCGTTTAAGAACATAGGCATTGAGCAGGCACAAACAGCGCTTAGCTCCGTATTTACGGGTGAAACAGAGAGTTTAAAACTTCTTGGTGTCGTAATGACTGAAGCAAACTTGCAAGCGTTTGCACTTGCAAACGGTATTAGTAAGAAAGTACAACAGATGACTGAAGCGGAAAAAGTATCACTCCGGTATGCGTTTGTAATCGACAAAACAAAGAACTCTCATGGTGACTACGCACGTACGGCGGATAGTGCAACCAACGCAACGCGAACGATGCAGGAGCGATTTAAGGAGGTAACGGGGGAAATCATGTCTACTTTGTTGCCTGCTTATACGGCGTTGGTACAAGGAATTAATGCAATATTGAAAGCAACCTCAGAACTAAATCCACAAACCAAAACTTTAATTGCCGTAATTGGAGGTATTGTCGCTATTGCGGGGCCAGTGACTTTGGCAGTTATGGGGATTTCAAGTGCATTTAGTACCCTTAGTGCTGCGATATATGCAACGCCAATTGTTGGGTGGATTGCTGCGGCTGTAACAGCAATTACGGCTCTTTCTTTTGCGGTTGCAACCTATTGGAGTGATATTCAAAAAGTATTCTTAAATGCTCAAATTGGTTATAAAACTTTCATTATTGGGTTACTTTCTCCTTTGGAAAAAATGGGGTTTGCACTTGGTGATGTGGCACGTGGGGCGGTGGCTACTCTACGACAAGAAGTACAATCATTAAACAATGAGATATTTAAGATAAACATAAAAGATAGTAAGGGTGGCTCGTTCATGGCTCAAGAGCTTGGATATACAGAACTTGGCAGAACGCAAGATTCAGCTTTACCTGCAATCACAGGCGGAACGACCAAATTCACACCTCCGAGCGACGCGGGTACGATGCAATTTGGCAAGAAATTCACCGAGGGGATTAAGAAGCTACAGCAACAAGCGGAAAACGCGCACGCGGAGTTTATTCTGTTTTGGGAGCGATTACCAGATAAGAAAATTAATGGCTTATCACTAAACGGAATCTTTCAAACGCAACTTTTTGCGGGTGGTAAAATTGAGTTGGGGATAACGGAAGAAACGCTTAAAGACTTTGACATTTCAGGGGATAAGATTGCGAAAAAGTTTGAGGGGTTGATTAAGAGGATTCAGGATGGGATAGGTAACTTGAAAGTAAATACTATCAGCCCTATGCGAGAAGCCGTGCAGGAGTTAGCTAGTGAAACAGAAAAAGCAATAAACGACGCGTTTAGTAATTTAGCATTGATTGGCATAACAACGCTTGGTTCTACAATAGAGGGATTATTGACAGATGCAATGGGTGGCGAGTATGACTGGAAACAAATGTTTGCTGGATTATTAAGGGCCCTATCGCAAGGTATGGCAGCTATTGCGCAAAAACTTATAATCTTAGGGATAGGATTGAATGCGGCTATGCCTGGAAGTGGCATAAATCAATTAGCAGCTGGTATTGCATTATTGGCAGCATCAGGCGCGGCGGCAGCAGGTGCGGGATTGGTTAGTTCAAAGACAATCGCAAGCCGTTCAAACGCCAGCAACGTAAACCAATCAGGATTTACCGCACCTAGTTTTAACGTACAGGGTGCATTTACGCTAAAAGGAACAGATTTAGTAGCTTCGATTAATAACACTAAGACACAATTTGGAATATGAGTTACGCGCAAAAATACTTCGCTAGATATAGCGACCTAGATGGGCAACAATATCGGTTAGAAATCTGGGTAAAAGATTTTGTAGGAACAGCAACGGAGGTACAAGCGGGTGGCACTCCTGTCGTTGTGGAAAAAAATAAAGATGTTACGGAAACGTATCTCGGTGGTATCGTACCAACTTTTTACCGGATAGAATTGTTGTCAGGTGTTGGCTTCAGTGCCGCGACCTTTGCAAGCGAAAACTATGGCGACATCCTCGTAAAGCACTATATTGGCAGTACAATAGACTTTCAAGGCGTGGTTGCTCCGTATGTATCAGAAGATTTAGATTTGCCCCCGACTTACTCCACATTCACGCTCCAGGCAGAATGCGGGCTTAACTTCTTAAAGAATGCACCTTTCCCTGTGTCAGATACAAAAACGCGGTTATTAGACATTATCAAGGAGGCCACGTATCTAATTCCTTCGCATCACTTCTTTGGCTTTAAAGTCATTGATAATACAAAGTGCTTTAGCGGCTTAACACAAGTTAATAGCGGCATAGACTTCTTTCAGACGTTTATCGACCGGCGGACGTTCGAGGGGAAGACATACTACGAGGTTATCCAATCGCTTATTGCTGTAAGGGATGAGTTCTTTTTTGACGCGGGTTTTTGGTGGTTGCGTAATGTGTCGGAGTTGTCAGAATTATATGCACAGCCCGCGTTAACTACTAAGTTAGTAACCTACGATTTAGAAGGCAATTACGTGTCTGTTGATGCAGCGTACCGACCAAGTGATACGGTAATTAGGCAAGCAGGGGGAAGTTTCGGGAATCTGTTTTCTCAAAAGAATATACGTGTAAATCGGATTGAGCCACCGAAGATTGGCTATGTCTTAAACGGCGAATTTGACAAGGGCAGTACCAATTTTGTCCCAAACAATTGGACTGCGGGGTCAGAACCGTTTAGTTCGGTTTTGGGTGCAGATTATTTTCGTTTTGTCGAATCGGTATTCACGCCTAACCTAACATCAGACAACGCATACATACAAAGTACGGCGGTCACGTGGGAGCCGTATGGCGGCTTCTTTGCGTCACCTCCACGCGATCCTCAGAAATTAGCATTTCGCGCGAACGTAGAGGCAGGTTCTGGAATCAGTGCATGTAGGTTTCAAATAATTGCAGAATATGAATTAACTACTTATTATTTAACATCAGACTTGGCATGGGTTACAACACCGACAGTCATGCTAAAGAAAGTAAGTGCAGATGGTTTTATTAGTTTTGATATCCCAAACCCTCCACAAACTGGGGTTGCGCTTCTATCGAATTTTGACCAACCAATCGTATATGATGTCACAATTAGGTTGTTTCGTTCGGAAAGGGCATTCCAAAGCACAGTATCTCAAGCATCGTATTTCACTCAATATAATAGTGTCAACTTATTTAAAGATAGCATATACACTTCGGTACTTGATGACTTTATTTCTACGATAGATTATCGTGGAGATGAGAAAAATGACCGCGAAAATACGCTTATCCTTGATTCAATTATTGCTTCTCAAAACTCATTCCCGTATCGGCACGGCTCATTGTTTACACTAGGTGAAACGCCAATTGATGGGTTTGCGAGCGGGATTTCTGGAATACTAGGTAGCATTTATAATATCTATTTGGCTCAGTCTTATTTGAATGTTACCGGCAAAAGACTACAATACTATCAAGGTCGAACCTTTCAGCATTTAGATTTTTCGGACATTGTAACGATTGATGATGTTTCGTATAGGATTCAAACTTATTCACACGACATAAAAAACAAGGCAGTTTCCGTTCGCTTAGTTGAGCTCGGCTGGGTTGGTGGAATACAAATAGATGAAAAGCTAATAGAGAACAACCTTCGTCAGGTTACAACTATTGTACAAAACAATAGCTTAATCCCTCAGGACTTCAATTTTTTTTCGTCTGTAAACTTCGACGGGCGTACATCTTTCGGGTTACGTCCTGACGTTCGGCATGAATCGGTAAACATTAGTGAGGTTTTTTTGCGTTCGGAGGAAACAGGGCTGGAATATGCGATGAATTGGGATTCCGACCACGACCTTTTAGCGGTCGGACTTTCCCCTACTTTCACGGCAAAAATCCCTCAAGACGCGGTTTGGGCTGGTGTGGCAGCTGTGGCTATTACGAAAGGGCAAACGCTCTATGTTTCGGGAACGTCCGGGTCTTCGGGTAAGTTACTTGTTTCACCTTTTATAGCGAACGGAACAATACCAGCGCGTTTCTTAGTCGGTATTGCAACCGAAAACGCGGCACAAGGTGCAAATGTGCATGTAATGCGTACAGGGATTCTTCGCGGATTAAATACAACGGCGTGGAGTGCAGGTCAGGACTTGTGGGCAAGTACGACGGTGGCGGGCGGGCTGCAAGCAACCGTACCGACCGCACCGAATCTAAAACTTTCTATTGCGTTTGTAGTTACATCGCACGCACAAGTTGGTGAATTGGCAGTACGGATAAACACAGGGCATTATTTAGCAGACGCGCACGATACGGAGGTGAGCGGAATATTAGCAGGGCAATTATTAAGGCACACGGGTACAAGATGGGAAAATTGGAGTCCGAATTTTTTGACGGGGGCAACTGGAACATTAAATACTATTCCGAAATTTGGAGCTGGTAATGCGCTTGTAAATAGTGTAATTACAGAAGCAAATGGGAATATTGGTATAGGAACACAAGCTGTTAGCGACGCTCGTTTACATTTAGCGGGGAGTAGCTCAACCTCATCTACAATCAAACAGACGTTTTTTGGCGTAGCAACCTCCAAAACCAAAATTAATTCAGCGGGGCAGTGGTGTTTTGGGCTTGATGGTGCAGATGGAGACACAGAAAGATTAGTTATAGCACAATCAGGCGCGGTTTTACTCAATACAACATTAGACCGAGGTCAAAATTTTCAGGTTGAAGGGACTGCCCTAATCTCATCTTCACTAACAACTCCGGCAATTGGGAACACAAACGGAGTAACAGCGAATAATACTTGGACATTTCCATCGAATGTTAATATACCTCTTTTACCAACCGCGAACACGCACGCAACAAGTAAACAATATGTAGATAATCTTGTTGCGACAGGAATAAAAGAAGGGATTCCCGTTCGTACAATTTCGTTAACTAATATAACCCTTTCAGGTACGCAGACAATTTCGGGAGTGTCTTTAGATGCTGGAGATAGAGTATTAGTTGCAGGGCAAACAAATTCAGTAGAAAATGGTATTTACATAGTATCTTCAGGCGCGTGGAGTAGGGCAGCAGATAGCGATACGGATTTAGAGTTACGTGGCTATAACTATTTAATCATAGAAGGGTCGCAGGCGAATGCAAGGTATCGTAATGCAAATGACAGTGCGATAATCGTAGGAACAACATCAATCATATATGTAATTTACCAAGGCGCGGAAACAGACCCTATTTTTACGTCATCCCCTGCTTATTCGATTACGTCACAAAACATAAGTAGTTGGAACATAACAACAGCGAATTGGGGGGCTCTAACTCCAACCCCTTGGTGGAATAGTAGATTTGCGGCTGCAAGTACTACCGGGCTTGCAGAAGGTACGAATCTGTATTTTACTAATTCGCGTGCAATAAGCGCCGTAACAAGTAATTTAATACAAAACAGAATTGTGGCAAGCGATGGGTCTGCGGGTCTAAAAAACTCTATTGCCTATGTAAGCGAAAACAGGGTTTTTTCACTTGAAGCAGGGTTTCCCGCGATTTTACTACAAGGAACTCAAGTAGGGGCTGTCCCGTTTTTATTAAATAATTTCATTTCAGGTGTATCAAATGCTGGTTTTTCTATACAAAATGCAATAACAGGTGTCAATAATTTAGTTATTACAGAATTGGGGAATGTCGGGGTGGGGGTGTCTGACCCAACCTTCAAATTTGAAATAGGTAGTACGGGAAATACTGTTGCTAGACTTCGTTCCGTGTCAGGGGGTGCATACTACGTCGCAATGCCTAATTCGACCGATACCTTAATGGCATTTGGAGATGCAAACGCAATTATTGGCGGAGGTGCTGGAGCTAAGGCTATGATTTGGACTAATGGAGTACCTTTGGTTATTCCTAATGGCAACATCCTTATAAACACCACCATCGACGAGGGTCAGAAACTACAAGTAAACGGTAATGTAAGAATATCTCAACTAGCAGCAGGTAGCAGTGCAGATTCTATTGTAACAGTTTCGAATTCGGGAGTGTTGAATAAGGTGGCGTATTCAGACTTGAATATTCTCACCGACAAACAGTTCACAGACGCAGCTTTAGGATTACGGCAATTAAGGTCAATCGAGTATCAAACAAACCGCATGGATTTTGGATTTGACAAAGTGCTTGATGTGCCGTACTTGTACTACGAAAACGACGGGGTGAGGCTAGTCAATTACATGAATGGTAACGGCGTGTTTGTGCATGTAGATTCAGCAGGCAATGAGCGGCAGTATTTGCGCGCGGGTGATATTGCAGCGACCGTACCGAATTTACAACAAGTATCGGAAGCAGGAAAGTCGAGCTCGATTAAATTGCAGTGGAACGCGGTAGATTACGCGCTAATTACAGACATACAGGCAATTGCAATTCCAAACTTGCAACAAGTCGCGGAACGGGGTTTTAACGCAAATATCAGGTTACAATTCAACGGGGTAAACTATGCGACAATGAGCGATTTACCCGCAGTCGGAACAGTTCCTACTCTTTCGCAAGTGCTTAATTCAGGGAACAATACGGGGTCTAGCCGAATTAATTTTAATAACTTTGCGGAAATGTTTGCGGTTACAAACGTACTGTACGGGAACGGCGTTTTTATCGGAACAGAGAGTTCTACGGCGGACTGTCACATTAGGCTGCAAGGCAGCAGTTTTGAAATAACATCACTACGAAACGGAGTAACGTTAAGCGCTGTACAGAGCGGAATACTTCAGGTACAAGCAAATTCTGTTAGATTCGGTAATGTTAATTACGCCTTCCACCAAACACCCGTTTTGGTTTCAGGGAATAAATATGTATTTTTATGGGATGGAAGTAAATTCGTAATCACAAACCTCTAAAATGGTAACAAAAGTAAGTCCTACGAGGCTAGTATATAATTCAGCACAAAATATTTACGCCGTACTTGTGCAGCGAACAGCAAGTTCATTTTACTATGTTACAGCAAACGGGGGGGGTAATATCCTCCCCCCCCCTTATTCGCATAGATACGGAGCAGAATATAGTACCTTGCAGCAAGGGCTAGACAATATACCGTCAGGTTTTGCAATAGTAACACCGCCTGAAGCATGTAATTTGAGCATAGGCGTAGCTGTTACAATATTCTTAGGCATTCATATAAGCGTGTACGGCTCACCAACGGGCGCAAGTTCATGGACATTGCAGTTAAGTACAAACGGCACTACATTTACAAATGTAAAAACTGTCACGCAGCTACTTCCGAACGGGTCGTCGGGCGTGCAAGGCGACACAACTGCAGACGGGGAAATCGAATATAGTGTTGCAGCGACGGGGACGTATTATTTCCGTGTAACGTCTTCGAATTGTACCTCAAATATTGTTTCCCGTGCGCTAGTTAGCTTTGAAGATTCCCAAACTCCTGTAAGTCAAGGATTTGCACTTACAGTAACTTCCCTTTTTGACCTAGGCGTAGGTGCGCCTTTTCAATCTTTCACCGATTCGTGGGGCGTAGCAGGTAAAACACAGGCAGAAATGCAAAACGTTTCGGCGTTACAAGGGTTCGATTACTTGCCGATGACGGGGCGTTTTGAGGTATCGACGGAGGGCGGAGGAATATCACGCGAAGTCTTCCGGAGCTGGATTCAGAAAAGTATTAGTTTCCCCTCGACACTAAACAACGTAGTACAAGAAGGAAATAAAACATACTATTTTAGACCCCCGACTTACACGGCCGACCCATCGTACAATATGTACGACTTTCACAAGAAATTCCCTGCTTTTACTCCTCCTACCGGCAAAATCGTTGCAATTCAACCCGCCCCCTTTTCCGACACGGAGCAGGCGCAAATGATTTCGCGAGGGGTCACGCACGTGCGCAGGGGCGTGCCAGAGGCGAATCGGGTGTTTTTCTGGGGGGATGAATGGCTAAATGATGTAAAAGACGTAAACGGGCAAAGTATATTCCTCCCTCCTGCCTACCAAGAGCCTGAAAGTGCAAGGCAAAACTTTTATAATATACTTGACCCTTACCAAATGGCCGCGCAATTGTACGCGCAATTTCAGCTCAACAACCTGCTAGGCTACGGATATATTTTCTGGAATTACGAACGCGTGGCTACATGGGATGATAGGGTAGGAACGTGGGGAAATGTGCAGCCTCGTTCTGGCGATACAGGTAAGCCGAAAAGATTGATTTTCTTTGAAGAGTTTGCAAGATTAAAGCCTAGTACGTTAAAATTCGTCGCTTGGACGAAAAAGCCTGTTATTATCGACGCAGCTTGGCAACAGCAAAACCTGAAAATTGCGTGGGATGCGGTTTACAACGGAACAGCAACGACTTATGCGCAATTAGATAGTGTCTATGCTGCAAACAATCTTACACCCCGAGCTTTCCAGAACGGCGTTTCTGGTGTTTCTCCGATGGATTTTTACCATACCGGTTTTTATCAAGCTGGGCATAAAATCTATGTAGAGTTTCTATACAAGCACATTATGGAAACCTACATAAATAAGCGTTTGCAAGGGGCGGGGAAGAAGTCTATTGGTACACTCTGGATTGACAATGAGACGCTTGCAAGTAACGACGTTTTAACAGAAACAAAAGCAATAACCCATTTTGGAGAAACGCTCAATTTAAACATAAAACCTGTAGCATCTTACTCTTACATGCAATCGTTTGCCGCGTGGATGACCGCAATCGGCGACGGTGTTGATGTTTGGGAGTATAGGGAGTTTTTAGAAGACAAAGCTACGTGGGATAAATTAAAAAATCCTAGCAATGAATTTCAACCTCCACAATTCCCCTACACATCTGCAAAGGGCGTTGATTGGGTGATGAGTGCAATCTGGTCACTGGCGCAAAACGACGATATTTTAACGGCTGCAACGCCGTGGGTTTTCCCCGTTGACCCGTTTACGGCAGCGGGCGGGGTAATTGGGGCTGGTGCAAAAGCCCCTTTGGTTGCGTGGAAGTTAAATGCAGCTGGGAACGTGGCATTGGTTTTAGCAATGAACGCGTATAACGACAATATGGGGTTGCAAGACGTATCTGTAATTATCAACGGCACGGCTCACGCCGTTAAAATACACTATAAGTTTACATCAATCGTAAGAATTAATCTATAAATTTGTATATATGAAAAATAGTACAGCGTACAATCTACTAATTTGTTACTCCCGACTTGTACAGGTCGGGATTGAGGGCGCGCCTTTTAGCGTTTCGCGATTACTCAAACGCAACGCAAACGCATTAATGCACCTTGAAACAGAGAGGCAAGAAATCGCGTCAGGTGAGGCGAGCGATGAGGAAAAAGACGCGGCGTGGATTGAGTTTTTAAATCAGGAATGCACCGCAGCGATTGAGCAACTCGATGAGGCAAAGATTGAAAACGTTATTGATGTAAAGATTGAAGGTGTAATGCTTTCAGCCTACTTAAATCAAATCCTTGAATTACAATGTTCGGAACAATAATAAGAGGCACAACCGTAAACGCGTTTCACGTTCTCCTTTGGGAGGATGAGGCGAAAACGCAGCCCGTAAACTTATCGGGGTACGCGGCACGTATGGATATTCGAGCAGGAGGAAAGGAGGGGCAAGTGGTTAAATCACTTGCTCTTACTATATCTACACCGAACCGAATAGACATAGCGGAATGGAAGGCAGACTACAAGGCAGGCAAATACTTCACTGATTTGCGTCTTGAAAGCGCGGCGGGTGCTGGAAAAACCTATCTGCAAAGTGAGTTTAGTATAACGCAAAACATCACAGATTAATGGTAATACAAGTAAATATAGCTCAGCCAATTGTTCTGGAAGTCTTCAATACCGTTACGGAAGAACGCGTATTGGAAGTTCAAGGGGGCGGGCTGGTGACAACAACGGACTTAACAGCGGCTGTTACGGCGGCGGCTAGTTCGGCAAGTGGTGCGAGTGCGAGTGCAGCAATTGCGTTAAGTTCGGCTAGTTCGGCGGCGGCAAGCGCGGAAAGTGCTTTAGCGAGCGCGAGTAGCGCAATTGTTAGCGCGGAGAGTTCGGCGGGTTCGGAAAATGTTGCAAGTGCGGCGGCAAACTCCGCAACGGCAAGTGCTACGGCTGCGGGGGGGTCGGAATTGGCAGCGGCGGCAAGTGCGAGTAGTGCAACGAATAGTGCCAGTAGTGCAAATGCAAGTGCTACGGCTGCTTTGGCGAGTGCGACTGCGGCGGCTGCCTCCGAGCAATCCGTTAGCGATAACGCGGAGATAGCAACAACTCAAGCAAGCTCTGCAACAGCAGCGGCGGCAAGTGCCTTAGCGAGTGCAAACACATCAACAACGGCAGCGACAACGGCTACAAATGCTGCAAGTTCTGCGACGGCAAGTGCTACATCGGCGAGTAATAGTGCAAGTAGTGCGAGTGCGAGTGCTAGTACGGCTACAACTCAAGCAGGCATTGCAACTACTCAAGCAGGGATAGCAACAACGGCAGCGAATAATGCGAGTGCGAGTGCAACGGCGGCTGCTGCAAGTGCAACGGCTGCTGCAAACGTTCCTACATTTTCGGGAATTGCAACAGGTGCCTTAGTTCGAAAAACTTCGACGGGGGTAACATCATCTCTACTTTTCGATACGGGAGTATTTCTCCGTACTAGCGAAAATTTAGTGCTAGGTGCAACGGTTTCGCAAGGCAATAGATTAGAAGTTACGGGCAATTCTTTGTTTACGGGAAATGTTACGGTTACGGGGACAATTAATACATTGCGAGTTTGGCGAGGGCTGAATGATAACGGTGATAATACGATTATTGGAAATGCGGCAAGTGCATTGACGAATGGCATTAGGAATACTTTTTTTGGAAGAAGCGTTGGTGGGTTTGCCACGACAGCAAGTGACAACACGCTGATTGGTTGGCGTGCTGGCGTTAATATTACGACAGGAAATTTTACAACCGTAGTTGGGTCTAATGCTGCGATTGGGGATATAACTGGGTTTTTCAATTCAATATATGGCGCAAGGGCTGCACAACCTATAAGTACAGGAAATAGTAATAGTATTTTTGGTTTTGAAGCAGGTTTTTCGTTATCATCTGGCAGTGACAATAGTATTTTTGGCGACATAGCAGGTAGGCTTTTAACGTCTAGTAACAATTCGATTTTTGGCAAGTCTGCTGGGCAACTTGCTACTACTGGCTCTAATCTAAACCTATTTGGGAGCAGGGCAGGTGTACGTAATACGACAGGGAGCAACATTTGTGCGTTTGGGTCGGCTGCTGGTGAATTTAATGTAGATGGAAGCCATGCCACTATCCAAAACAACTCCTTATTCATCGGTAACGATTCCCGACCACTTGCTAACGACCAAACGAACCAAATCGTAATTGGTCATGCGAGTAGGGGCTTAGGTTCAAATACAACCGTAATAGGAAATTCATCAACACAAACTTTCGGAATGTGGGGGCAATTGCGTTTCATGGGTTTAACTTCGCCACCTGCAAGTATGACAGCGACGGGAACGGCGGGGGAGACAAGAATGACATCAAACGGGTTATACATTTGCATAGCAACAAACACGTGGAGATTATTACAAACAACAACATTTTAAAATATGAAAAAGACATTCGAGTTAAACAACATTAGCGTACAAGGAGCCATATTCCCAGCACGCCTTTTTTTTGATACAATTACGGCAGCGGACGAAAATGGGGACGTAGGCATTTATGCTCGTCTTGAAACGCCGTTCAATAATGCAGCGGGTGATGTTACAGTTTGGTGGGAAGGGAATGCTCAAATCCCCGAAACGGCAATCATTCCCGTAATTATGAACGATGTTGCAACAATTAACGCTATTCTTGCAGGCTTCCAATTTGGCGGGCACTTAGCAGGTATTACATTATCACTAAAACAAGAAGAAGAATGATGCTATTTATTCTCGCTGTAGTACTCAGCTACATAATCCTTCCAGCCGCGATGCTGTATTCTCTCATCGCACCTCCTAGCGGAGGGCGCCGGCGGTATCTTCGCAAGGCAGCCATATCCATTGACCAGACAGGGAATGCGATTGGCGGCTACTTTTTGCGCGTTATCCTTGTTAAGAAGAACGCGCCTTTACTCGCGCTTCAATGGTGGGGAAATCCCGACGTAACTATCTCTTTTGCGCTTGCAAAATGCAAAGGATACGAAACGCGGGCGGGCAGATTCCTAGTTTGGTTTCTTGAATACGTTGACCCGGGGCACATGAAAAGAGCAATTGATTATGAAACTTTCAAATAACTTTACACTTGCCGAGTATCTCCGTTCAGCAACGGCAGACAAATTCGGATTCGCGGAGCAGTACAATCCGCCTGCCAACATCCTTGCTAATATCCGACGCATTAATGAATATGTTGAGCGAATAAGGGAAGAAATGAACCGCCCGCTTAGGATTGCAAGTGGGTATCGCTGTAAGCGCGTGAATGATAAAGTAGGCGGTGTAGGCAACTCTATGCACCTTGACGCGCTTGCCGTTGATATTGCATACAACTCAATCCCCGACGCGCTAAGGCTTATTGATGCAGGAATCGCAGCGGGTTTTACGCGTATCGGATTAGGTAGCGGATTTATACATTTCGATTTAAAACCGACTAAAACGGTCTGGATTTACGGGCGAAAAACGCCGAAGGAATTGTCTCAACAATTAGAAAATATACGAAAGAAATTATGACAGAATTAAGTGCAAAAATGCTCGTAGCAGCAATCTACCCCTTCCTTTTCTCCTTCCTCGGATTCCTACAATCGCGTGGGTTCGATATTGAGTTAATGTATTGGGGGGCAGTCGGACAAGGGGTAAGTATTCTTATTCAGTACTCGGACGAACGCCGAAAAGCGATGCAAGCGCGCAGTGCGGTAGATTGGATTTTGTGGGTGCTAAATATCGTAAAAGCGGGCTTTCTAGCTATGTTTTTTGCGCAATTAATAGTAGATGAGGGGTGGCTTTCGTCTGTGCATTTAGCAGCTATTTTCATTGGATTATTAGCTGATATGGCGCTTCCGCTTTATGAAGTAATTGGAAAATGGATCAAAAATAAAATAGACAAATGATAAAGTTCTTATTAAGTATTTTAAAAATTCCCGTTGCATTTTTTAAGTGGATTTGGTCGCTACTCATGCGATTGGATTTCGGGGATAGGGTTGCAATTTTTCTGGCACTAATTGCTATAAGTTCTGTTATGATTAACCTTCGTTTGAAAGACAAAAACGCAGCATTATCGGAGGAGTTAAAAATGCACCAGCAGTTTGTTATCGACCTGCAGCGATTAACAGGTGACTTAAATAAGGAACTAAAAGTTACCTCCGCAAAATTCGATAGTAGCAACCAACGCGGTGTAGAATTGCAAGCAGATGTAGTATTTTGGGCAGAGCGCGTGAAGGGGTTGCAAGGTGTGATTTGGGAGCAACGAAGGGAAGCGGATTCGCTAAGAAATGCGCGGGTAAAATATATAGATAGGTGTTACAACTGTTTTGGTAAATTGGTTAAGTGCAAATGAGTGAGTTTTTGATGTATATACGCCATAATTTTTAGTTATGGCGTATATATGCTTGTTATAGGTAATAAGCCTACTACTTTAATTCTTCAAAAACAGCTTTCACCTTTTTAACACCCTTGTCTTTAGTATCTTGTATTATTTCTCTTTGATACTTTCCGCTCAAAACATCATTTTTTAAGTCCTTTAATTCTAAGTCTTAAAATTTGCCTGTAAGTAGTCATTGATGCAAGCTGGATTGACATTAAATCAAATTGATAGCTTCCTACAATCTTATAAAATCCATCTTTATTTAGTGCACTTGAAAGGCTATGAATTTTCTTACCTTCGTCTTCTCCGTTCTCATCACTAGGCAATTCCCAACCTCGATACTGATTATACTCTAATCAACTTCCGGCCCCCTCTCGTCCTTAATCTCGCCCTTAAATAACACATCTATCGTGTCTTTAGGAAGCGATTTTTTTAACTCCCTCTCCAAATACCAAATTGCCTTTCTTAAATCCTCTTCCCGCGTGTCCGCGTTTTTCTTTCCAGCCCGCGCAATGTACTTGACCGCGTTGCCTAAACTAAATCCTAATTCCCATGCTTCGATGACTTTAATGGCCTCGTATGGGTTGTCTTGTCCGCCGTAGTGCGCGGGGTGGTTGATGTTGTTCATCTTTCTTTTATGTTAATATTAATAAATTCCCTTGTTCCAATTGTAAAAATAAAAGAAAGGAATGTGAGTAAAAATCTATCGCTACTAGCCCACGTTGAAGCATCCCATCTCCAAAAACAAAAACCAAAAGTAAGGTATAGTAAAAGAGGAATACCTAATGTTGCAAATACGAGTAATTTCTGTTTCTTTGTCATTTTACCCTTTCTCTTAAAATTTCAATTAAATTCTTATCCTCCAACCTTGCATCTTGAGCCAATTGCCTGATACTACGCGCAATAAGAAGCGGCGTAATAAGGGAAGTACCGTACCAGTACCTCCCGTTGACCTTTGCGACGTTGTCGCCGTTTTTCTTCCACCAGGCGTTAAACGCGTCGTGGTGTGCTTTATAGTTTCGCATTGCCCTCTACTAGATTTAGTACATCCATTAATTTTTGCAACCTAGGGTGCTCATACTCCTCTGCGAAAAATTCTCTCAGTAAGGCATACATCGCCGGAGCAGCCGCAATCATCCGCGCGTCTTGCATTGTCACGTTATCAACCAATGCCCCGTTCTCTTTCGTTCCGCGAATGTGTCCGTACAGGCTGCATACCTCTTCTTTGTAGAATCCAATGTCGCGGGTGATGTGTATATACCCTTTCCCCTGAATCTCAATCTCCCACTTTTCTTGCTTAATCATTTCACTGTATATTTATATGTTACTTCTTTTTTTAACTCGTTGTAGTCTGCAATTCCGAACGTCCCTTCGATTAACTTCGCTTCGAATTTTCTTCTATTGACCAACCCCTTTGAAACAAAACGCTTACCCGTACGCGGGTCTTTTACCTTATTCCACATTAGTAGCCGCTTCACCGCTTTTGCTTTCTGCCCACGCTCCAAGTATTTTACAAAACCACTGTTTTCGATTCCTTTCATATCGCCAGTATTGTACAATAAGCTAACCAATACCGATTTCTGCATGTAGGTAAATTTCGGGAAACGCTTATTGATTTGCGTATAACACTCCTCAATTTTGGCTTTAAAAATGCGGTCTGCATGATGTACGTCTTTCACCGCCTTCACGTCCGTAAAACCCCAGCCGACTGTGCGTTTGCCAGCCTGACAATAATACGGTTTCTTTTTATACGCCTCCCACTTTTTCACGCTCCAGCACATTATCTGATACTGTTGCGTTGATGTTAGTCCGTTTACAATTGTGGCCGTGCGTGCTTTCCCTGCGGGTTTTTCCTGGTATTCGCGCACTGGTGACGCGAATACTAGGAAAATAGGAATGATGAATTGCAACATAGCGTAATTAGTGTTTAGATTTGATAAAATTGTTTTAGTAATTCTTTTTGCTCTTCGATGAAGCGGTGGGCTGTTTCTATGTCTTTTAGGTTGAAGACCTCTCTACTAGAGGCTATTGCGAACTCAATTTGTGTTAAAAATATACCAAAATCCCCTTCTTCCCCCTCATTGTAATACGCCTCCAAAACCTTTAATTTTTGATAGGCTAATAAGGATAGTGCGTCTTTTTCGGTAGGGACGTTGCCTTTTAACTGTGCTATATAAGGAATGACATTGGATCCAGTCAATTGTGCATAAAAAATCGGTTTAACAACCTTCAATGCCTCCTCATACGTCGGCACTTTCGCCTCATGCAACTCAACTCTAAATTTCTTCCCGTCGATTTCGACAATTTCATTGTTTTTCATAATAATTGTTGTTATTGTTTTGGATACTTATACTGACTAATCTGAGTGATTTTTGTTAATTCATTTTTCAAATCAAGTGCTGCCCTTTTTACGGATGCCATTTTTTTTGAAGGCGAATAATCTTTATTGATTGCTTGCTCCTTAATAGCAGCCTCTAATTTATCTTTAAATCTTAACATTTCTTTCTCTACCTCCTTCAAAATGTCTGCGTTGTTTTTCATAATAATTGTTTTAAAAAGTATAAAGACTTAGCAAGGCAAAAGCCTGAAGCAAATCAAATTAAAAATTAGTGATTCTATCATTTCAAATTATATTTTTCGATTAATCTATTAAGTGCTGCATCTATCTTGCTCTCAAGCGGGTGATTGCTTGCCCGCAGGGAGATAAGGATTAAATCATACATACGGTTGACTAGGTCTTCGTATTGATCGATTACTAATTTCGGGTCTAATTGCTCGCTCACCTCTGTTTGCTCAACCCATTCCGCCGCCGCCGCGTGGCAGACGCGTAATCCTGTAAGTACGGGTTTTGTAATCTTCCCCGACACGGATAAGTGCCGTTCTAATTCACGACTTGCATTTCTGTAATTCACCCATAATTGCCTCTGTGCTGCGTTTTCTTTGTTCGCGTTAAATACGCGGTTCAAGACTGGTTCAAGTTCACGGAGGGCTGATTCTAAGTTTTTGCGATTCGCCTTTTGATTGCCCTCGAAATTCGAATTTTCGAGGGTTTCTAAAGCTAGTTGTAAGGTGACGAAGCCGACCATACCTTCTTCTACATCTGAGGGTTTTATTTGTCTAGGATACATAGTTACTTTAGTTTTTGTTCGATTTTTGCAGCTAGTACTTTTGCCAGCTGCGTTAAATTAATTGTTATATGCCCGCCCTGGATAGGGTGCGTGATTGTCCGGTCTTGCTTGTTCATGTTAGTTGTACTTGTTAAGTTTGAAATATTCCTTCCCATCTGACAATGTCGTCGGTTCATCTTCCGGGATAAAGTAAATTGTTTGTTTGTCCTTAATCCCGTATATCCTGCAAAACGATTCGTACAATTTCTTAGAGAAAAAACCGCCGTTATTCTGCATCGGATAACCTTCTGTTTCGCTGAACGCGAAATACAAATCTCCCTTTTCCCGAACTACGACGACGTGCGTAGCTGTCTTGCTATCTTGCCACAAGGATTTGCTTATATAGCATTGCCCCCTGTGGTTAATTAGTATTTTGCGAGCGTTTTTGCGCAGCGGATGCTCGTTTTTGTGAAATTTAATCATTTTGATTCTTTAGTTAATCTGTGATATTGATTCCCGTCTTTAAGCTGTGTTTTTTCCTCGGAAATGAACACGCGCATAGTTCTATTTTCGTTGTAGTAAATCTCCTGCGCTTTTGCAGGAAGATAGTGCTTAACTAGATATTCGACTAAGGCCTTGTTTGCAAACGAACGACTTTTTAGGTTAAATCTAAAGCCGTTTTTTTTGTCAAAACGGCAGTATAAATTCCCGTCGTTGTCTGCGATAACAATGCTGTTATTGTCGCTTATATAAGCGCTTGCTGACTTAGATAGAGTTACCTTTCCCGTTGCTGCAACATAGATGCACGGGTCGGCTTCTTTTCGCTTAGGATTAGAAAGAATTTCGTGTAGTAATTTCATTCTGCTTCGTCGTTAGATGTGAATGCCGCGTATAGGGCAATAAAAGGGTATAAAGGAGTAAGTGCAATTAGAATTAAATAGGTTCTAAGTCTTGCTCGAGGATTTGTATATTCCGCGTGCAGCGTAAATCCTAACACGGTGAACGCGGTTAGGATGTAGAGAATGCCGAGAGTCGCGATTAGGTGTTGCATAGTAGTTCGAGATTTGATTTTGAAATTGTAAATGTTTTTAGAACTGAATTAATATTGCCGCCTTCTTTTAGAAATTTCTCAACCTTAGTCCATCGCGGATGGTCGGGGGTCAATTCGGGAAGTTGCGGGGCTGCCTCTTCCCTGTTCAGCGCGTCCACGTCGTCCTCGTCGGTGCTAATGTGGAAGAACTTCATAAGGAAGTATCTTTCGCCGTAGGTCATTGCGCTACCTGCTCCTTTGTCGAACCCGTTCTGCCCGCTTGCTGCCCAGTCGCAGGCAAGCGAATGACCTGTACCTACGTGAATCCAGGTGAATCGCATCTGAATTTTTGTCCAATACTCCGTCTTTTCGCGGGCTGGATTACCTACCTTGTAATCTACACGTTCTCCGTGTAAGGAGATGATTTCAGGAACAAGGAGTAAGCCTAGTTCATCCATAAGCGGGCGAACGTGGTCTAATAGCTTTTCACCCTTTAGGTATTTATACCCATTTGCACTCCCGTTCGCTTTTAACGACCGGGTTGAGCATTGGATTTTGTGGAGGGCTTGAAGTAACTCAATCATGATAACAATTCGTAAATTAGCGCCGCAATGGTGATTCCCATCGCGGCTATTAAAAATGACATGAGTGTTATTAGCATTTCACCTCGTTGAGCCCTGCGCTCATCCCGTATCTCCCGTTCAATATCGGGAACAAGTTCGGGTTGGATCTGTTTTGCCCGCTTAAGGGCTTGTTCTAACTCAGAAAGGTAAGTCATCGCTGTCGGGGGCTACAGGGTGAGAAGCTGTCGGAGTAGTGTAGTTTGCCTTGCTGTCGTAAGTCTGATTTTCTTGCTTCGCACCGCCTCCGAGAAGCTGAATTTGTGTGCTTGAGATTCCGACCTGAACCTGGTCGTTATATATAGAGAACTTCGGGCTGCCCTCTACATATACCTTATCTCCTTTACGTAGATACGGCTGCAGCGCCGTTTGGCTGCTAAGAACACTGAACCACTCTGTTACCTTATTGTCCCCTTTGCCTGTATTCACGGCAACGGAGAAGGAAACCGTTTCGCGACCGCCGATTTGCTTGATTTCGGCATCCTTGCCGATTGTGCCGATGATTGTGATTTTCTTCATACTTGTGTCCCCGTATCGCCGATAGGGCAGCGGTTTTTTGTTATAAGTCTTCTGCCGTATGCCAACTCCCCGAGTTGATAGGGGAATCGAAATCATTTTCCTTCCTATCTCCACCTCTTGATCCTTGGTTGTAAACAACCTTAAAATCGGACTTTCGCTCTTCATTTGAGCGAATATCTCTCAGCTCCCCTCCAACTGCTTCTGCGAAGGAAGAAGCGTTTTTTTGATTAGTGAATCTTACTGTTTTTTTCATACTTGTATTCCCTGTTACGCTAGGGGAGCGGTTGGTATTAATTCTTGATTTGCGTCGTCAAATACAATTTTGTATTTAACATTGTCGATAACAGCGTATTGATTACTGTTACCTAGTTTAATGATACGACCAGTGCCGTAACTAAAAATTTGATGTCCGCTGATTACTCTAATAAATTCTCTCATATTTCTGTTTGTTTTAAATTGTTTTACAATATTACTATTAATATTAATACCTTCCAAGTATTTCTGTAATAATTTCCTGAAATTCTTTTAAATTCCTTACAATGTAAACCGAATACCCAGCTCCCCGCCAAATTGCATGAATTGTTTTTTGCCAAGCCGATGATATTCCCGTTTCCGTTTTTAACTCAAAACCGTAAACTGTACTATTTGCAAGCAAAAGCAAATCTGGAATCCCTGGCACTAGCCCCATTCTTGCCAGCCGCGCACCGTCCACTTTGTTACGCGGGTTGTTATTTATGTGGAAGAACAGCCCCCTGTACTCAGGGTGTGCCGAGTTGAACCACGCGACTATTTCGGCTTGGATTTCGTCTTCGGTCATTAGAATGCCTTCACCTCGTTAAAAAAATAATACCTCTTCACTGTTCCGTTTTCGCGTTTTTGATAGTCTGGATTAAACTTAGGCCACTTCTCCCGAATCGCTTTATTCAACTTCTGCATCGAAGGTCGGTACTGATGCGGAATCATTAATTCCTCGTAATATGCAATCAAATCTGCCTTAAACGTGCCTGTACTTACTTCACCAAACGACTTCCAATCCTCCAATTTCGCTTCTAGCAATTCCGCAATAACAGTTCCGTACGTCTGCACAAACTGCTTCTCCTGCCCCCCCTTCGATAGTACCACGTTCGATAGTTTACACCCTCCACGAATCCACAGCATTATACTTTCGGCAATCATCGTATCAAAGCCATTCCAATCATTTTCATTCCAGCCGTTCGGGAAATGACAGCCGAAATGCTGGTCGATACCTCCACAGCGCGTAAAATAGTCCGTAAATTCTATCGGAATAATACGTCTGCGTAAACCTCCGTCGGTAACTTCGTAAGAAAAGTTCGTCTGAATGATGAATTTCGGCGAATCTTCAACCTTAACTTCTACTTCGTCTTTGAATAGTTTTTTCCAAATCAAACTACCAGATGTGGGCTCTTTTAAAAACTCAAAATCGAAGTTTTTCGGAACATCCGAAATGGCCATTACGCGCTGCCCGTTCCACGACTGAAAGAATTTTTCGTCGAACTTTACCTGCGAACCGTTCTTATTCGTGTAGGTAGTCGTGTTGCTAAGTAGGTTACAAAAAACATTTTTCCCCGACCCTCCACCGCTCTGCGGGTCTGCGCATTCTTCCGTCAAGACGATCATGTACGCGGTTGTTTCATCTTTCCAGTCGTGTGAGAGGAATCCGAGTGCCTTTTTTATATGCTCGCTCTGTGTGTCGAAGTTCGTTGCTAGTTTTAAAAATTCTACGTACTTGCCTCCTTCGTAATATTTGTAATCCCTAGATTGCACCTTTTCGGCAAAAACTAATCTGTCTTTTAATGTGTCGTAAGTAAAAAAGGCTGGACGGTCTTTGTTTATATGCAAATATCCGTTGCTAAAGAACTTATAAGCGACATCACGCGTATCTTTTACGATTAAAGTCCTGTCTAAAACCTCTAGTCGTTTCATTATGTAGCTGCCAGATCGCTGCATAAAGGATTCGAATACGTCGCAAATTTCCTCGTATTCGTCCGCCTCCTCCTCTTTTATGTACGATTTAAGCACGTCCTGAAATGCCCGTTCGTCGGTGCGCTCAATCTTAAATCCTTGAATCCTGACTACGCCCCCGCGGTCGTACCGGAATCCTAAACCTTGTGAAACCTCGATTATCCTTTGCCGCGAAATTGCGCGTTCGCCTTTGTTGTTATACTTCCAAAATACGCCGTATGGGTATTTCTCCTCGATTTCGGCTCTTTCCTGTTCTAGTACCTTTTTTGCCTCCTCGCTGAAATTCGCGGGCGCTGATTTGCCTTTTTCCGCAAGTTTTTTCGCTTGTTTGCGTTCAAATTCGGGTTTTAACTTTCCGTACCCCTGTTCAACAAGGGCTTTGTACATTGCTTTCCCGTCCTTTCTATACCTAAGTAAGTACAATATATAAGAGGGTGAATACGCCCTCGCTTCTTGTAATTCGGTTGATGAGGTGAATACGTAGAAACACCCTTTTGATTTAATGTAAGAGCCTGATACTCCCGAGTCTTTGCCGTCGCGGGTAAAGTGTACATATTGCTTATTTTCTTTAAACCTTTTCCACCCCCCTTCTTCTAGCGCATATTGCGCTTCATTGCTTGCATTATAGTCCTCGAAAGGGTCTGATGAGTAATTTGTATTTGTTTTCGCGCGCGGTTTTCTAGGTTGTAGGACTTTCACTTCGCGCTCGCACAACGACTTCGCCAGTGCAATTAGATTGCACCGTTCCGCGTAGGTTATTTCCTGAATTTCTGCGTTTTGAATAACCACGTAACCAGCGGACGGTGGTACCAGTGCGTAACCTCCTTCGCCGCGCGTTTCGATTGTTGCCATTTTCCCTTCTTGGGGATAGGCAAGTTTTTTGTTACCATCTGCTTTCCCGTCGGAAATTTGGTAGCGGATATGGTGACCACCAGAAGGAGTTTTTACGATAGATAGCTTGGCGAACGTGGAGGGGAAGAACTCCTTTATTAAAGCAAAATAGCGTGCTGAAATACCTAACAGGTTCTTTTCGTCGATGTCTATAATTTCAAGGTTTCCGCTCACTTCGCCGCAAATTACAGCAACGGCGTTTGTTCCGAACTTGATTAACTGCCTTGCTAATTCGTCGGGAGACATTGCCGACTTCATATACTGCTTCCAGTCCGCGTAGGGTGTTTTCGCTGCGTGCGTCGCGGTTGCAGCGTCCCGAACGGGAATAAGGGATAAGGGTTTTTGCATAGGAATTTCGGGATTAAAGCCCCACCTCGGAAGGCAGGGCTGAAAAAAGGAGTGGTAAGTTAAGCAAGTTTTTCGAGTTCTGATTGGCTTAGACCGATTTTCATTAATTGTTGAAACAGCGGCGTTGCGTACTTATTTGCGCGGGCGTTTACAGGTATGGTATAGGCAGTTGTTTTTATTGTACTAAAAAGTAATGCCTTTTTTTTGTTTTTTAAATTTCTGGACTTATTTGATACTTGTTTTGCCTATCTACTTTAAAAAATTTAGGAACATTGTCTTCGATAAGATAATCGTAATAAGGGATAAAGTCATTTTCTGCTATTTCCTCAAACAAGTCAGATTCTCCGTATATTTCGAAATAATCATAATTTGGATTATTTTCAAATTTGACTGAAAAAGGGATAAATACTCTAAAAATAGCTAGTCTATGTTCAAGACTTTGTGTGTAAACAAGCTCTGGGATTCTTAATATTCCTCTTTTCATAAGTGTAAAAAAAATGCCCCATACAGGTAGCAGACTGAACGGGGCGTGTTTCTATTTAAAGAAACTAGGTAAATGCTCTTGATACCTGCTACAACATCAGGAGCGTTTATGATTACAAAACTACAAAAATTCTAAAATAGTTCACGATGTAGGAAGTTTTTTTTCGTCCGTTTGTTAAGGTCGAACGGTTTAACCGCCAACGGTACAAAAAAAATGCCCCGACCAGTAACGACTCCGAGCGGGGCGGGCAACTTGCTACTTTTTTGTTCCCGAAATAGCACACTTGCAGCCGGGCTTTCCCCCCCTACTCATCGCCTCTAAGACAATGGCATTTAACTTTTTAGAAGCCGTCCAGTCGCCTTTCGCCAGCCAATCGGCAACCTCTTTATCTACACTATAACTCTTAATTACTTTCATATTGTCTTAATTTTTCTGTCCAGGTTAATAATATATCAACTATCTCTTCTTCACTAAGCTGTTCATTCTCAGCCAGCACCTCCAAATCCTCATCATCCCAGCCTTCCACGGGGTCGAAATAATACGAGTACTTGAGGCTGAGAAAATTATCTAGCGTTCCTAGTAGGTGCTTTGAGCGTAATCGCTCTAAGTTAACCCCCTCTGCCTCTATCAGGATTATCTCATCCTCGATTAAATCAACCGCCTTCCGCACAATGCGCTGCGGTAATTCCCCGTGATACGGGTTCGGCTCTTCCATTTCGTTTCTAATCATATTATTTGTTTTTTTGCCCACGCTTTAAACGCGTGGAATTTTGCAATAATTAATTTACTTGATTCGTCCTCAATAGGCGCGTTGGGTAGCGTAAAACTATCAACCCACTCATGTAGATTCGCTGTTTTGCGTTCAACTTTCCGCGCGGCTTCCTCTACTTTCCGCGCTGCTTCTGCAATCGCTCTGCGCTCTTCAGCCAACCGCGCTGCTTCTTTCCGCTGCTCTTCCCGAACGCGGGCAATCTCTTCGCGCTGTTTCTCATCCAATCGGATTTTTTCCGCTTTTGCTCCTGCCAAAACCATGTTATAGGTCTCCTCAGTCATCAAATCCAACCCAGGAGGGTAGGAAGATGTGAACTGGCTTAGTTCCGACCAACGAGCGTCACGCAACGCGGCGCGGCGTTTTTCTTCTTGTATATCCTCGTAGCGGATTACGTCCGCGAGTTTTTCCCGTGCGTGCAGCAGCGGGTGTTTTATCTTGTTTCGGAGCGCGTCAACGTATCTCGACGCGCTTAGGTAGTATTCTTTTTCTACCTTGTGAATTTTGTCCGTATCCCGAATAAGTGCCGCAATTTGCTTGTCTAACACGCTTGCTGCTTTAATTACGTCAGGCGTAATTTCCTGCCTTGCAAGAGCGTTAAACGCCTGTTGCAGATTCTCGGCTTCCTGAACTTTGGGTACAAAGGATAACTGAATATTCACAGCCTTTTCTGGCTCCAGTTTGAACTGGCTTGGGTTGATTAACGCGGGAAGAACTTCCCCTGTTTCTTGGTCTAACAATTGAATGTTATTGCCCATGATTAAGATTTTTTTTGTGATTCAATTGAGATTTGGCCTTCAAATAGAGAGCCATCCCAAGCATTAAATATGGCCTGAATGTGTTCGATTGAATAATGGTCTTCACAAGCGGAATCTCCGCCGTATATTACGTTGTTAAATAACGTGATAGCGTAGTAGCCGCCAACCCTTTCTTCGATTTGTGCATATTTCTTTTTCATAATGTCTATTGCCCGTGCGCAGGGCGTGCGTTTAAGCCTACTCCGCGAAGCGTTTCGGCGCTTGTTTTTTTATAATTCTACACAGTAAGCGTAGTTGTACTTGCTCACGCCGTATGAAATTTGCACATATCTGCCTTTAATTTGGCCTACGCCTCCACTCCCTATTGCGCGGTAAACGACCGTAAACCCTTTTGATTCTAACTCTGAAATTCTTTCGCGAACTGTTCTGAATCTTGCAATTGTTGAATTGATTGATAATACTGTTGAATTTTTCATGATTTTGTGTTGTTTTAAGAGGATTTCCCCAGTTGACTTGTCGATAAATTGAATATTATTGCCCATAGTAAGTTTGCCCATATCGCAGGGCGTGCGTTTAAGTGGATATTACTTCCTCTGCAACAATTTATTAATTATTGTGAGAGATAACTATTTTAGAATTGACTGTTTCTTTCCCTTTTTCCAAAAGGGCTTTTATACGGTGAGCTCCATCGATAATGGTGTAAAATCCGGGGAAGCCCTCCTCTTCCTCAAGGATAACGCAAGGGTAATCACTACCCTGTGTTATCATGTCCCTGTATTTTTTCACCTTATCCCAGTTTGTTATAAGGTTTTTGTAATTAGTATGACTAATCTTAACCTCCTTAGAGGTTGTAGTGACATTAACGTCCCATCCTTGAACTTTAACTCTTTCCATTTTCGTCTTTGTTTTAAATTGATAGTACAAAGTTAATAATATTATTAATACGTGTCAAGCGTCTTCTTAATAATAATAATATTTTTTTTACACCCTTCTATCCTTAAATCCTCTTGCTTCACCTAATTGCCTAACTACCCAGCCCTGTTTATACCCTGCAACTTGTGCAAACTCCTGCAAAAACGCTGCTCCTTGCGTCCGAGCCACCCGCGCGGCGTAATGTGGATTCTTGCTAGTTCGTCCCCACGCGTGCAATTCCGACGCGGTTAAGGATGAGAGCATACGACCTCCCGATAATTCTACTAATTGCGTTTCTTCCACCTTTGCCCTGCGCGCACCAGGGAACTTATGCCCGCATTCGGCGCACTCCCCTGCGTGTATTGTGTTAATCGCTAAGCACTTCGGGCATAGTTTCGCAGGTGCAACTCCCGACTTATCCCGCACTTTTCCCTGCCACATTTCCGCCCAGTCCCGATGCATATCCCAGCGGCCGAACCTGCTTCCGTTTGCGCCGTAATCCAGCACCGTGAACGATTCCTTCCCCTCCGCGACCCTGCCTCCGCGTCCGATCATCTGTAAATACAGTGCTAAGGAAGTTGTCGCACGATATAGTACAATAAAATCTAATGTAGGGTAATCGTACCCCTTCGTCAGCGACCCGACCGACACACATATATCTACAACGCCCCCCTCAAATTCCCGTAACTGTTCTCCTGCATCCTTTTTTTTACTATGCACAACCGAAACGCGCCCTGAAAACCTTGCTGCGACGCGTTCACACATCTCTATACTACTTGTATATATCATGCACTTGCGGAATTTTTGCCCCTGCAAGTCACGTATCATCGTGTCGATTGTCTCATCTTCTCCGAATGCAAGTTTTTGCGTTTCTTCCGAAAATTCGCCCGCAATTCGCCGTAATGCGCCTAATTTTGCGCCTAAACGCTGAAAGTGCCTGTAAGGTGTCAATCTGCCTAATTCTACCAGCCCTCCGACTTGCTCCCCTACTACACAATTTTGATAAATTTGAGGTAGATGTTTTGCAACACGAAAATCTGGCGTAGCCGTAAACCCTAACAGATACGCATCAGGCAGCGATTCTAGTACTTTATTGTGCGTACCTATATGCGCTTCGTCTGCGATTACTAACAATCTATCACCTAATCTTTGCAACCGCTCTAGCTCAACCTGCCGCCGCATTAACGTCTGCGACATCCAAACTTCAACAGTCCCCGCACCGACTTCCTCCCGAATTTGCGAAGCAATAGTAAGCGATTCCGACAATATAATAACAGTACGCCCGCGTGCTATTGCGTCCGCTGCGATAGTCACAAATATTTTAGTCTTGCCGCCACCGGTCGGAAGGCAGGCAATGACGCGTTTATTTGTGCGTAATGCGTCGCGGAGTTGTTCCCGAAACGCAACCTGGTAAGGGAATAGGGTAAAATTCATTAGTCGATTAAGATTAAGTTCCCGAACGCTAATTGCCGCGCCAGTGTGCCACGCGGGTTCTCGTACTCCAGTCCGCCCTCTTTTGCCCACCATTCGCGGCCGTTTTTGTCAATTCGCACGGTGTAAACTTGTCCAGCGCTCGCTGCTTTGTATTTTCTTTTCATATTGCAAAGTAAGGAAATTGTATTTTTGTAACAAAATTGGCTAGTGTACCAAACTTTGTAACAAACTTTTTTATATATAATTGCCTGATTATTAGGCTTGTACCAAAGTACCAAACTTTTTTCGCCTACTATATATATTTATAAAATTATTTCATTTTACTATATGTGTTTACAAACACTAATAAAAATATTTTCTACTTTATACTTATCTATTTATTAATAGAAGAAAAGTTTGGTACTTTGGTACATCGCTGATTTATAGATAGTTACGTGTTACAAAGTTTGGTACAAGTCTGTTACAAGTTTGGTACAAGGGGTACAAGTTTGGTACAAGGAGGGGATTTTGTATATTTGTAATACTAATCTAAAAAGCTACACTATGAACGAATTAAACTTTTCATTTAATTTCGATTTGTCCTCCTTTAGCACCGAAGGGCAAATTTTTGACACTCGGTATATTAAGCCTAAAAAAAGAGTAATGAAGCCGCATTTTATCAAATACGATAACGCGGTGAAATTAGCACATGAGATAAAAATTGAAAAAGATGAGCGCTATTTTGTCCGTGTTTCAGGGAACTTCATACTAGGAGACTTGATAGAAGCTTTTGTCGTTGAGAATAATTATCACGTAAAAAGGATGACTATCGAAACGCTATCCCTCTCTCAAGACAATATTGATAGTTTTCACAACTTACTAAAAGGTAATTATGTAGATGATTTATTAATAGTTATTAGCGACTACTTCTACTCACACGAACGCGGGGATTTAATCCCGTATATGTACAAGCAATTAGACATAGAAAATAAATTTCAACTAGCCGTTTGTTCTACACATTGTAAAATTGCCTTGTTTGAGACGTATTGCGGAAAGTTTTTTGTAATCCACGGAAGTGCAAATCTCCGCTCTAGTGCGAATATTGAACAAATAGTTTTTGAGGAATCAGAAGAATTGTATAACTTTAATCAAGAAATTGCTGATAATATCACAGTAGAGTATCTTACAATTAATAAAAAAAGGTTATCTAAAACAGCATTATGGCAACAGGTTCAGAAGGATTCGCAAAAATAAACGCAGAACGACAACGGCAACGAGAACGCGGTCAAACTGCAGC